GGCTTCTACCCCGACGCTACCCAACTCGACGCTCTCCTAGACTGGCTCACCCACGGCGACGATGTGGCCTTTGCCACCGCTCAAGTTGCTGAGCCAATTTTCACTTTCTCACGATTCAAGAAAGTCATGACGACGCTGGGACTTACCATCACGCCCACTGTCGACAAGACTGGAGAAGCCTACGACCTCATGCTCATCGAGGACTTGACGTTCATAGGACGATCATTCGAAATGGACAAAGCGAACCCCAACCGACCTTTCGGGAAGTTGAGAGAATCCGCGCTGAATGGCATGCTTCACTGGACTGAAGATCCCACCAAAGCGCAGATGTTCGCCGTTCTGGATGCTCTTTTCTATGAACTTCGAGCTCACGATGAGGACACCTACAATCACTACAGAGATGCGGTTAGTCACGCTCTCTCAAAGCTTCATTGGAACTACGCCATTCCGTGTTTCGCCTCGGCTCGTCTCTCTCTCATTCGAGACAGAGATGGAGCGATCGAAATCATGAACTTGTCGCACTTCCTCCCTTATTAGGATTACATGATCTGACACATCATTAAAAGTGTCCGTCAGGTGCAGACGTTAAAACACAGCAGACGACCCCGTGCGTGACGCTCGAGCGCGCGGTTACAGACTGAATGCTTTGAAATGAGGAGCCTGCAGAGCTGAGTTTAAAACCACATGGCATATGTGTGAGGACAATACTCTCTGTTCGGCCTCGGCTTGAGGACTAGAAGTCACCTGCCCCTAGCCAGGGTAAGGTATGAGCAGTCTCTTTGGTGAGACAACTGGCAAGGATTAGTCAGACTGGCGCGAAAAGGACGTGAAACTCCCTAGTAGTAAAGGTCGTCAGTACGAAGCCTATACTCTCGTGATATCGATGACACTAACACGTGTCGCCAATGAGCTATCCAAGGCGGTAGTCGAGTTATGAGAATGAATAGACGAATCAGCATGGACAAGTTGAACCAAACTAATGCCACCTCTCAGATCACCGGACCCACGAACGAACAGACCAACGCACTCGCTCCTAGCGCTCCTTCCTTCTACGGAGACAAGATCCACTCGCTCACCAAGATTTTCGAAGGTCTCGACCTCTCGAACGGAATGTACAATCTTTTCGCTCGAGATGTCGTCTCCATCGATGACGATCGGTATCTTGCTCCGGACGGAAAGTACGTCAGGGCACGCTCAATCCCATCGGTGTGGAAGGGCAAATCGCCTTACCCGCCGGTCTTCTCGGACCGACTGCAGTGCGCTCACTGCAAATCGACCATCGTCGGCCTCGCAGCCATCACCCGACACCTGGTGCAATCGCACCCCCACGAGGACGTTTACTCGTTCAAGCACGCAGACGTGGAAAATTCTGCGGACGAAAGACCAACGGGTGGTCACCGCAACCTCCTCGCCAGCTTTGGTGAGAAACTGATTCAAACCCACATCGACCTCGCACAACGGATCATGACCATCGCTGGTCTCGGAGCCATCATCGTCCACACTGACTCAGACATGGACGAAAATGACTACGAGATCACCGATGACACCGTCGACCGTTTCCGAGTCAAGAAGCTGATCCCTAGGGATTATGCCGCCGCTCCCGGTGGCATGCTTTTTGCCTCGCAAACGCTCGCTGGTACCAAGAACAGGGATCTAATCCCGCTCCTCCCCTCACACCTGTTGTTTGCTACGGTTCACGGAC